CTATAGTTGATTATAAAGTTACCTCAGTTTGGTCTGTGATATATGGGAAATCTGAGTGGGAAAAACAATTAAATTGCTATGCCTATCTTTGCAGACAAAAAAATAAATCAAGTAATATTAAATTAAACAGTTTAAAAATTTGTGCAATTTTGAGGGATTGGAACAGAAGAGATGCTGAAAGAAAAGAAAATTATCCACAAGCACCAATAGTTTTTGTAGACATTCCTATTTGGGAAGATAATGTCATTGACAAGTACATCTCTGATAGAATTTCTATGCATCAAGAGGCTCAAGTAAATTATGATTTAAATAAAGATTTGCCTTTATGCACAAACGAAGAAATGTGGAAAAAAAATGATACTTGGGCAGTTAAGAAAAAAGGTCAGAAGAGAGCATTAAGAGTTTTAGATAGTGAAGAAGAGGCTATCAAATATATGGAATGGCATAAAAAAACTGACAAAGCCTACGTTCAAAAAACAGATTTAGAATTAGAGTTTCGTGGTGGCGAGTACACACGATGTGGCAACTACTGTTCAGTTGCTGAATTTTGTCAACAATACAAAGAGAGGTTAATATGAAAGACAAAGTAAAAGTGCCTAAAAGGGTAGTAAGAAAAGTTAAGAAAAGTGGTTTAGTTAATCTTAAACCAAGAATTATGAGTGCTAGACCAAAAGATAGGTCTTTGATTGCAGAACATATTGCAGAGGCTACTAGTAAAGGTAAGACAAGTTATGTTTGTCTGCCTATTAGAATGTACATTGCTATTAGAGATAAAATAATAATGTGGTTAAAACAATGAGCGAAAGAATAGACCTTTGTTATTTGCCTACTAATGGTTTGTGTAAAATAAATGATGTCTTAGACGATAGTCACTTTCCAAGTAATAAAGAAAATATAATGTGCCAAGAATTAGTTACTTACGAAAGAACTGATGTAGGTATGAAAAAGACTACGTTTCAAAGAAACTTTACAAGTAAAAGCCATTACGACAGCACTAGAACTGAGATTTTTAGTTGGAGCAAGTAAATGGAAAATGCACTTGAAAAAAAAAGAGGAACTTATCTAGGTTTTTTTAAAGAGGGCATAGTTGATGTCTTCTTTAATAAAAATTTATATGAAGAAAAAAAGAGTTCTTATTATTATAAATTAGGATATCAGTTTGGTTCTTTTTTAGAAATTAAACTAAAGGAAAGAGAGGAAGAAAATGAAAGATGAAGTACCGGATAAGGTTAAGGAAACCTTAAAAGATATAGGTATGACACCACAACAAGCCGGTTGGAATTGTCATGGAACTTATGTTCTATTGCATAAAGCATTAGAAAAAGTAGCTGTTTATAAAAATATTGTTTTTGATGAGCCAAAGGTTTTAGAAAATAATTCTGAAAAGAAGATAGCAAGTCTTTTGGTTGTTGGGAAGATGGGAGATAAATCTGAATGGTCTATTGGAGAGGCATCCCCCTCAAACAATAAAAACAGCTATCCATATGCTATGGCTGAGAAAAGAGCCAAAGATCGTGTGATATTAAAATTAGTAGGTCTTCATGGAGATGTATATGCAGAAGATGAGGCAGATGCATTTAAAGAGGCTAGACCAAGTGATATCAAAGGTGGAACTGTAGATAATGGGATTAAAGAAGAAGAAAAGCCAATAGATCCCCCTAAAGAAAAAGCCATAGATATAAAAGATGTTAAGTCCGGTAAGGTAGAAAGCATACCTTTGAAAGAGGGTGTTGCTATTATAAAGCAAGTATTCCTATCTTTTATGCCGGAAGATAGCATAGAGGATCTGCGAGGGTTTAAGAACTCTAATGCAGAGGCTCTAAAGACGTTGAAAGAGTTAGATGCTATGGCATTTGGCGAGGTTTCAACAGCCTTTCTTGCAAGGGCAGATAAAATTAAAACAAATGAACTAGGAGAATAGAATGGAAACTGATTACCCACCAAGTGGAACCCTTTTTGAGGCTAAAGTTAGAAAGTCTGATAGGTCTCCGGATTACACCGGACAACTTGAACTACCAAAAGAGGTTGTTGATGATTTGGTCAAGCAAATCAAAGACGGAAGAACAAAGCCTAAGTTAAGTATTATAGGTTGGAAAAAGATTAGTGGCAAAAGTGGAAAGCCTTTTTTAAGTTTGAGAGGAAATGTTTTTGAGATTTATAATCCTAATGATCAAAATAGATCTACTCAAGATAAACCAATCACATCAAAAGATCATGATGCATTAGCTGATATATCATTTTAAGGGGGTTTCAAATGGAAGAAGTAAAAGCAAATACAGATGCTCTAGGTGTTCCTAGTGTTAACTTTGAGGCTGTCAAAACATCTATGATGCAAGACAAAAATGGAACTAACATTAGATTAACTATACATCCTAATGACGTTCCACCACAGTTGCATAAAGATTGGGTTGGCTCTAGATACATGGTTGTTATGGTCAAATTAAATGAAGATGGCACACCGGATGGGAGTGAAGACAATGACATTAAGGAAATCTGATAACGATGCAGATACTGAGGCAGATTTTCTTACCTTTGATGCTGTAGCAAAGTATCTTTCGATAAGTAGAATGTCTTTATATAACCTTATTAATAACGAGGAAATTATATTTCCTAAATCTTTTAGTGTTACCAAAGCTGAAAAAAGAAAGAAAAGACTTTGGGATAAAGAAGAGGTTAAAGATTGGGTTAAATCCCAACGTAACGAAAAAGTTACGTAAAGTTATGACTAGGGTAAAATACGAGACGCTAGAAAACCTCACAGAGGAAAAAAACATATTAGGATACATCTCACAAAAGTGGGATGTATCTTGTTCTAAAATGCCAATATCATACAAATTAGATTATGCCATGTACAGAAACGAAGATTTAGTGGGTTTTGCTGAAGTTAAATCTCGTACTCATGCCTTCAGGACATTTGACACATACATAATTTCTTTATCTAAAGTTATGTCAGCTAGGCGAATTGCATCTGTAACTAATACTAAATCATTATTAATAGTAAATTGGCAAAATGTAATTGGTTGGATTGATTTCTTTTCTGATTTCTCTGTTAAACAAGGTGGTAGATCAGATAGAAACGATTGGCAAGATCAAGAGCCTATGTGTCACTTTGATATTGATGATTTTAAAATAATTTCGGACTCTGTTTCATCGGCAGCCGAAACAAAGGAGATAGAAGAATGAGATTAGCAGATGGATTTGATGATGCTTTTGTAGGAACAACTATAAGTGCATTTGGTAGAAAACAAGTTGCATTATATGATTATGATAAATGCATATTAATACTTATGCACGACAATCACATGAAAGAAGATGATGCTATTGAGTATTTTGATTACAATGTTATAGGTGCTTGGGTTGGAGAGGGTACTCCAATATTTATAAATCAACATAGTGTAAAAAACATACAAGATTATAAGGAGGATGATGATGAGTAAAAAAGATAATGTAAACAAGCCTAATCATTATAGAAAGGGTAATGTTGAATGTATTGATGCTATCAAGTCAGCCACAGGAGTAGGGTACGAGTATTATTTGCAAGGAAATATTCTCAAGTATGTTTGGAGGCACGAACATAAGAATGGATTAGAAGATCTTTTAAAAGCAGAGTGGTATCTCAAGGAACTAATAAAAACAAAAAAGAAAAAATAAAGCCGTCTTTCCCGTACCGGGGTCTAGTTGAACGATACTAAAAGTTTACGTAAACTTTTACTACTATCATGCATCGTGTGCAGATCTATCTTTCTTTAAGACCCACTTCTCTCATAAGCACAACACCTTTCCTCATGAGTTCTTGTATCTTTTCAGTTCTAAGTTTTATCAGCTTTGTTCTAGTTTCATCCGGTATTCTGAGGTTTCTTTCCAACTCTCTTATTTGCCTTAACATTCTATTTCTAGCATTGTCTATAGCTTTAAATCTTCCATATATCCTTAACTCATCTCCGTACTTAGCTCGAAGCCTACTCAGATCCTCTGCATCGCCTCTTCTGTTAGCTAAATCAAGTCTAGCGAATATTGTAAACAATCCTTTTCTATTTTCTAAATAAGTTTGTGTGTCCACTCTTTCAGACGGCTGGGCAATAACCTTACGTAAAAAAGGTATTCTTGATTCTATATTACCATCGAAGTCTCCGGTTATTATATCCGGTATAACTCCAAAAGCTAAATTTCCAGTTCTGTTAACTGTAGCATCGGCTCCACCTATTGCGAACTCAATCCAATATTCAATAACATCCGGAGACCAATCAATTATACCACTTTCAACTTCATCTCCACCGGTAAAACTATTTAACTGATCTACTATAAACTTAGGTATAGTTCCGGTATTTCCCCAATACTGTTGACTGTCCGGTCTAGGCGAAGATGCGTACATAGGACTTTCTTTGTATATAGGATCTCCTCTATAGTTTTTGTTTACAAATAATTCTATAAAAGGATCTGCTACTGTAGGAGTGGCATATGTCTCCCAATTTTCTATAGCACCAAATGGACTTAATGTTTCCATTGTTGTGTTGAATATAGAGCCACTTGCTTGACCAAATGTATACTCACCACGAGTGTAGCGACTTAATGATCTGCCTAAATTCACAGCCATGTTTAACCCGTAAGCCAATGGTATCTTAACAAACTTCTTATCTGACAATCCCATACTTGGAAATATTAAGTTATGTTCTAATGTGTAATCATCTAAATCGTCATATTGTTTAATGCCATTTTCATCTTCATCATCACTAACCATTGCCATAAGTTGGTCTTGGAGTAAGCCATAAGCAATCATACCTAACCATAGTTTTCTAACTCTAGGAGACCTTTTAGCCGCCATTAATAAAGCCATACTTCCTTGTAATGATGCATTATAAAATAAGTACAATGAATTCATTGCAACTTTATCTTCTCCACCTTTTGCAAAGTTTACTGTTACGTCTCTCGCTGCTTCGGCAGCCCTTGCATCAGAGAAGCCTCTTTTTTTCAAAGCTGTGAACGTAGCGACACGAACACCATTCTCAACTGCTGTATTGTAATCATCTAAAAACTTTAATAATTTTTTAAACCCAACTTTATGAAAACCTTGATTTTGTGTGCCACCAATGTCATTTAACAGCTTGCCCATATTTTCCATCTGGTCTTGTACACTAGACATCATGTTTGTAGCGTTCTTGCCACCGGCTTTAACAAACTTTAAATATTCCTGCGACCAAAAACTATCCGTATTTTCAGTTCTTAAAACATTTCTTATACCTAATATGGCTTTACCTGTTGATAATCCTATCTCTTTTGTAATGCCCTTTAAATCATATTGCTGGGCGTTAACAAGAGCAGTTTCTAAGTCTTTGGCTAAGTTAGGTAACACGAAAGCTGGGTTATATGTTGTATTAACATTTGAAAGCCATTTGTTTAATTTACCTAACATTCTAACAAGACCACTATTAGTTTGTGGCTCTGAGTGTAACTTTAATGATCTGGCTATTGATCCACTATAAATGTTTACGTAAACTTCTTGACCATTTTCCTTTACTGTAAATTGATTAGAGTTCATA